CGAATAAAAAAATATATAAATATATATAGTACAAGAAAAATAAACGGGTTTTTGACCAATAAGTTTGTTTTGACATTTAAACTCATTGAATTAACCGAATGAATGTGTTATAATAATAATAGATTTAATATAATAAGAACGGAGGGATTGAATATGACAACACATGATAAAGAATATGAAGAACTTTACAAACAATACAAACATTCAGGATTTGAATTCGGTTATGGAACACGTATAGGAAAATCTAAAGTTATATTTGAAGACGTCATTAAGTTAATACCATCTTCAAAGAGAAATCACGATGATATTCCTTTATTTGTGAAATGCAACAAATGTGATGAATATATGGATTTTCAACAAGGTAAAACAGATGTGCTCGATGGTAGGTGGATATGCCCAGTGTGCGGAAACAATGTTCGAGAACGTACAGTATATAATCAAATTGAAAGAGAAAATTTTAATGATAACTATGAGTACGAAGAAATATATAACGAAAAGTTATAATGACTTTTGTTAAATGATAATTTATATTTTTTATTGAGAGCTTGTGTTAACTACACAGGCTCTTTCTTTTCGTACGCGAAAAAAACATGCCCTTTTATGGAGAGAAGGAGATATACGTAAAAAAATACGCATCATTTTCTTTTTATATTTTTGCAGAAAGGAGAATTTAAAGAATGTTAGAGAGAAATTTCCAAGCTAAATTAAAAAAAGAGCTTAAAGAAATGTTCCCAGGTTGTATAGTTACAAAAAACGATGCTAACGACATTCAAGGATTACCCGATTTAACAATATTTTATAAAGATAGATGGGCGACTCTGGAATGCAAAAAATCAGCGAACGAAAAGAAACGACCAAATCAAGAATATTACGTGGACAGAATGAATGAGATGTCATTCTCAAGATTTATTTGTCCAGAGAATAAGGAGGAAGTATTGAATGAACTTCAACAAGCATTCGAATCTTGAAGGTAGACATGCTTTCTTAGGTGCTAGTAAATATCATTGGATTAGATATTCTGATGATAAAATAGCAGAATCGTATTCTAAATTTCTCGCTATTCAAAGAGGAACTGAGTTACATGAATTTGCGGCACAATGTATAAGATTGTCGCAAAAACTTCCAAGATCTAAGAAAACCTTGAATTCTTATGTAAATGATGCTATAGGGTTCAGAATGATACCTGAACAAATTTTATATTACTCAGATAATTGTTTTGGTACAGCTGATGCTATTATATTTAAAAACAACTTTTTAAGAATACACGATTTGAAGACTGGAGTAATTCCGGCACATATGGAGCAGTTACGAATATACGCTGCTCTTTTTTGTTTGGAATATGGAATTAAACCGGGTGAAATTGGTATGGAACTTCGAATTTATCAAAACGACGAAATTATATATGATGTTCCTACCGCCGAAGATATTGCACCTATAATGGATCGAATAGTTGTTTCCGATAAGATTATAACAAAAATGAAAGAACGAGAGGAGTAAGTCATGAGTATTATAGACGAAATAAAATCATATTTTGGTTGCGGTTCCAGTGGTAAGGCATTAGCCCATTATGGTACACCACGACACTCAGGACGTTACCCGTGGGGGAGTGGAGAAAATCCGTTTCAACATAGCGGAGATTTTCTATCTAGAATAGATGAACTAAAAAAATCTGGTATGACGGAAACTGAAATCGCACATGAATTGGGTTTAAGCACTACCCAATACAGAGTGCAAAAACAATTAGCGTCGCATGAACGACGTCAATTGGAAGTTGACCGTGCTAAATCACTAAGAGCGGATGGTAAATCCCTTAATGAAATTGCAAAAATCATGGGATACCAATATGATTCTTCTGTTCGTTCACTTTTGAACGACAATACTGCCGAAAGAGCAAATCGTGCTCAAAAAGCTGCTGATATTTTAAAGAAAGAATTAAAGAAAAAAAGTATGATAGATGTTGGTGCCGGTGCAGAGCGAGAGATTGGTATATCGGAAAATACTATGAAAGAAGCTCTTTATATTTTGGAACGTGAGGGATACAACGTTTATGGTGTAGGAATTCCTCAAGTGACTAATGCCCATCAGCAATCGAACACTAAAGTTTTGTGTAATCCGGAAATTGAATATAGAGATGTATATCAAAATATGGGTGATGTGCAATCTTTGGGCAATTATCATTCTACTGATGGTGGTGTGACATTCAACGAATTGAAAAAGCCAACTAGTATAGATTCTAAAAGAATTAGTATATGCTATGGTGATGAGGGCGGTTTGAATAAGGACGGCGTCATCGAAATAAGACGTGGTGTACCCGATTTGGATTTAGGAAATTCACACTATGCGCAAGTACGTATACTTGTAGACGGTACCCATTACTTGAAAGGTATGGCTATGTATTCTGATGATATTCCAGATGGAGTAGATATTGTGTTTAATACAAATAAAAAGTCGGGGACCGATAAAATGAATGTGTTAAAACCGATAAAAGATGATCCTGAAAATCCGTTTGGTGCATTGATTAAAGCCAATGGTCAAAGTGAATATATAGATCCCAAAGATGGAACTAAAAAACTTTCTGCCATTAACAAACTTAAGGAAGAGGGGGATTGGGATACGATGTCAAGAAATCTGTCCCAGCAATTTTTATCGAAGCAACCTTTGAGTTTGATAAAGAAACAGCTGGATTTAACATATGCAGATAGAGAGGCTGAATACTCGGAGATAAAATCTCTTACTAATCCGACAGTAAAAAAGAAAATGTTAATGGATTTTGCAAATGATTGTGATGCAGCGGCGGTACATCTACAGGCTGCAGCATTACCTAGGCAGAATACCCAGGTTATTCTACCTATATCAGCAATGAAAGAAACAGAAGTATATGCTCCTAACTATAAAAACGGCGAACAGGTGGCATTAATTCGTTTTCCTCATGGCGGTACATTTGAAATACCGGTATTGACGGTTAATAATAAAAATCCGTCAGCAAAAAGGATATTGGGAAACGTTACAGATGCCGTAGGAATAAATGCTAAAGTAGCTGAACGACTATCGGGGGCTGATTTCGACGGTGACCAAGTAGTAGTTATTCCTACTAATAATAAGGTTCGTATAAAATCAACACCGCCGTTAAAAGATTTGGAGGGATTCGATCCTAAGACTCAGTATGCTTACCATGAGGGGATGAAAGTCATGACTAAAAGTGAAACCCAAAAACAAATGGGTATAGTATCCAATCTTATAACTGATATGACACTACGGGGAGCACCTGAGAAAGATATAGCTAAAGCTGTAAAACATAGTATGGTAGTAATCGATGCTGAAAAGCACAAATTAGATTATAAACAATCCGAAAAAGACAACGATATAGCCTTGCTAAAGAAAACCTACCAACGCCATCAAAACATGGATGGAGAAGTAAAGGAGAGTGGGGCATCAACCTTACTATCAAGACGTAAGCAAGAGACTCAAGTGCCTGAAAGAAAAGGTTCAGGAAGAATAAATCAAAAGGGAAAGAGTTGGTATGATCCTACCAAACCTGAGGGAGCTATATTATACAAAGAGTCAGGCAGAACATATGTTGATCCGAAGACCGGGAAAACTAAGCAAGCAATGACGAATGTATCGTTGATGTCAGTAATAGACGACGCACATAAGCTGTCATCGGGACACCCTAAGGAAAATGCATATGCTGATTATGCTAATAAAATGAAAGCTATGGCTAACGATGCTCGTAAGGAGGCGGTATATACTGGTAGACTTGCTACTAATGCAAATGCTAAACGTATCTATCAGTCAGAAGTGGATTCATTAAATGCAAAACTAAATCTCGCTGCACTTAATGCACCGAGAGAAAGAAGAGCTCAAGTTCTTGCTAATTCTGAAGTAAAGGCGAAAAAACAGGCTAATCCAGAATTAGAAAAAGATAAGAAAGCATTGAAAAAAGTAAAACAAATTGCAATTAACAAGGCTCGTATAGCAGTCGGTGCAAGTGGAAAGGGCACACGAATTAACATAACAGACAAAGAATGGGAAGCTATTCAGTCTGGCGCAGTAAGTGATTCTAAATTGACAAAGATACTAAGGTATGCGGATCAAGATGTAATAAGACAAAAGGCTACCCCTAAGTCTAATGGTGCGCTATCCTCTGCTCAAGTTAGTAGAATCAAAGCTTTGGCTGCATCAGGTTATACAAATGCTGAAATCGCAGAAGTTTTAGGAAAGTCAACATCAACAGTTTCAAAATATCTAAATAGTTGAAAGGAAGTGTGAAGTTATGATTAAATGTGCGTTAACCACAATCGATAATCCGTTCGATCCATTTGACCAATTCGATCAATGGTATATGTTCGATCTTGACAAAGGTTACAATTCTTGTTCATATTTGGATCGCGTTTCTCATACTTCTGATCAATTAAGTGAAGAAGAAAACGATCGTGAAATTGAACGAGCAATTGACGAAATTATTAAATATGATTTTATGAACATTTATAAAAAAGTCACTAAAAAAATTAAATCGTCATAGAATTTGTTGAGTTTTGAAGTAATTATCATGAAAAACGGCAATATCTAAAAAATAGATGATAATACTTTAACAGAAGTATAAAAGCAGTTTGACATTTACTGATATGTAATGGTTTTAACCATGTTTGACTATACAACATTGATGTAATAGTATGAAAACATGAGCATTCATTTAATGTGTCATGCTATCCTAAATCTCTATTAGTGGAATGTGAATATGTAAGTGTATGTCATCGTTTAGTAATGCTATCATATAAGCTGACATAAAAGAGAGATACTTTTGTGTTAGTATAAAAAGATACAAAATACATTAATAAGCCGATATATTGTATGATAATGAAAATTTTATGATTTAAAAATGCTGGTATAGATAGAATATCATGGTCGATAGTCGTTGAATTATAATGTTTGGCTTTGAGGTGTAAGGGGGGTTCTCAAAATTAGCACCCCCTCCCTCATCGCCCGCCTCCTTGAAAATTCTCCGGGGGCAATTTTTGAAAAACGTTTTATATTTTCATGTAGTATTCTAAAAGGTTCATAAGGTTGTTGATGCGGTGTTGGTTTTTGTTTGTTTTGGATCGCGCTTAACTCCTTTCGGCGAATAGAGTCATATAACTTTATGAACCTCTTTGAGTGCTACATGAAAACTATATAATAATGATAATCTTATAATACCAATCTTTCAGAAAGGATGACCAAAGTATGGCTAAAATAAAAAAAACAAACGCTATTCCAAATGCCAAGAAAAATAGAGTTGCAACTTCGCCGGAAGCGAGGGAAAATCAACTTATATCTTTGGCAGTAGATCTTGCTGAGCAGCAATTGAGAGATGGAACAGCATCGTCTCAAGTCATTTCTCACTTTCTTAAGCTGGCTTCAACAAAAGAAAAGTTAGAACGAGAGATACTTGAAAAACAAAAAGATTTAATAACCGCTAAGACGGAGAATCTTCATTCTGCTCAAAGAATAGAAGAATTATATGAAAACGCAATGAATGCTTTAAAAGGCTACAGCGGACGAGATGATAGCGATGATTAAAACATATTCTGAATTGATAACGTTTGATAGATACATAGATAGATTTAAGTATCTTCAATTGAACGGATATGTCGGAAAGGAAACATTTGGGTTCGATAGATATATAAATCAAGCACTCTATCATTCAGCTGAATGGATGAGATTCAGAGATAAGGTTATAATCAGAGATTGCGGGTGCGATCTTGCTACGATTGGGTATGAAATATATGGGCCAATAACAATACATCATATTAATCCTATAAGCAGAGATGATATTATTAATCGTAATCCATGCGTGTTTGATTTAGAGAATGTTGTATGCACCACAAACGATACCCATAATGCTATACATTACGGAGATGAAAGTTTATTAATATGTACACCTAAGGTTCGTACTAAAAACGATACATGTCCGTGGAAATAATAAAAAAAAGGAGAAAATCAAAATGAGTAAAAACAATAAAATACCAGAGGAAGTTCTTGAAAAAGAAATTTTGGATGATGAAAACTCGGATTGTGCAGAAACAAAGGTTGATGAGCCGGAAGATAAAAAAACATACGGAATTGTATGCGGATGCGATAAGCTAAGACTAAGAGCTGAACCAAATGTTGATAGTAGAATAATATCAGAGTTGCCAAAACATACAAGAGTTATCATCGATGAAAATATCACTAATGACGAATGGGTTTATGTGGAAACTGAATTTGGATCTGTCGGTTATTGTATGAAAAATTACATAGATCTCAATACAACAGGTGATTGATATGACAGATAGCATATTAACTACTATAAAAAAAATGCTGGGTATATCTGAGGAATACGAGCATTTCGATATCGATATAATAACTCACATTAATTCTACGTTTTCTATACTTGCTCAATTAGGAGTTGGACCTGATAAAGGTTTTTCTGTACACGATAAAACTGAAAAATGGTCTGACTATATGCCCGAAAATGCAACACTAGAAATGGTAAAAACATATGTTCAGTTAAAAGTAAGAATGCTGTTTGATCCTCCATCGAGTAACGCGGTGTTGGAATCATTTAATAGAACTATACGCGAACTTGAGTTTCGACTGAATGTTTCTAAAAGTTTTTGAATAATCAAGAAGGGAGATGGTATTTATGGAAAACAGTCAACTGTATCATCACGGTATCTTAGGCATGAAATGGGGAGTTAGGCGTTTCCAAAATAAAGACGGAAGTTTAACCAGTGACGGAAAAAGACATCTGGAGCAAAATTCAAAAGCTAAACAAGGCAATAATAAAAAGAAAAAAGGACATACCACCAATAAAGGAAAAAGTATTAATGAGTTAAGCGATGATGAATTAAGAAAACGCATCAATCGTTTGGAACTCGAAAAAAGATATGAAGCTTTATCGAAAAAAGAACAAAAGGCTAAAATGTTTGATGGTAAACGATTTGTAACACAAGTTCTTGAAAACTCAGGCAAGGTTGTAGCCACTCAATTATCCACATATGTAATGGGAAATATGGTGAATAAGGTAGCTCAAAAAAATATCATCAATGTAAAAAAAGACTAAGTAGGTGAATAAATTATGGCATTATCAAATACTGCCGTTCCCAAATATTACGGCATGTTTAGAGATGCTGTGATTAGAGGCGAAATACCGGTATGTAAAGAAATTGGCATGGAGATGTATCGGATAGACGATCTCATTGCGAATCCCGGAATATATTATGACGATCAGGCAGTTGAGGGCTGGATAAAGTTTTGTGAGGCAGAATTAACTCTAACTGATGGTTCTGATTTAACATTGCTCGATTCATTTAAATTATGGGGAGAGCAAGTTTTCGGATGGTATTATTTCGTGGATAAAGATGTATACGAACCAAATCCTGATGGACATGGAGGTCATTATGTTCATAAAACTGTGAAAAAGAGACTGATCAACAAGCAATTCTTAATAGTCGGCAGAGGTGCTGCAAAATCACAATATGAATCCTATATGCATGAATATTATTTGAATGTTGACACATCGACAACTCATCAAGTGCATACATCTCCGACTATGAGACAAGCCGAAGAAGTGTTGGCACCAATGAGGACTGCGATTATGAGAGCACGAGGTCCTTTATTTAAATTTTTAACAGAGGGTTCGTTACAAAATACAACTGGCTCAAAAGCGAACAGAATGAAATTAGCTTCTACCAAAAAAGGAGTAGAAAATTTTTTGACAGGTTCATTAGTTGAAATTCGACCAATGTCAATAGATAAGCTCCAAGGCTTAAATAGCCGAATAAATACTGTCGATGAATGGCTATCGGGAGATGTTCGCGAAGATGTTATAGGTGCGCTTGAACAAGGTGCTTCTAAAAATGACGATTATTTAATAATAGCTGTAAGCTCAGAGGGAACAGTTCGTAATGGACCGGGCGATACAATCAAAATGGAATTGATGGACATTCTAAAAGGCGAATATGTCAACCCACATGTTTCGATTTGGTGGTATAAATTAGATTCGGTTGACGAGGTTTCAAATCCTGATATGTGGCTAAAGGCAAATCCCAATTTAGGAAAGACCGTCAGTTATGAAGCATATCAAATAGACGTAGAACGAGCCGAAAAAGCACCATCGGCCAGAAATGATATTTTGGCAAAGCGTTTCGGGTTACCTATGGAGGGATACACATATTATTTTACATACGAAGAGACTATTCCACATAAAAAAAGAGAGTATTGGCAGTTGTCGTGTGCATTAGGTGCTGACCTATCACAAGGTGATGATTTTTGTGCGTTTACTTTTTTATTCCCATTAGGTAATGGACGTTTTGGAGTTAAAACTCGAAACTATATTTCCGAAATAAAATTGATGAAATTGCCACAAGCAATGCGTGCAAAATACGAACAATTTATTAATGAAGGTAGCTTGGCCGTATTGCCTGGCGTTGTACTTGATATGATGGAAGTTTATGAAGATTTGGATAAATTTATAGCAGAAAACGAATACGATGTTTGTTGTCTCGGATTCGATCCATATAACGCAAAAGAGTTTATTGCCAGATGGACTGCTGAAAATGGACCATTCGGAATTGAAAAAGTAATTCAAGGTGTAAAAACCGAATCAGTACCTTTGGGAGAATTGAAAAAATTAGCCGAAGAGAGATTATTGCTTTTTGACGAAGAACTGATGTCATGGGCAATGGGGAATAGTATAGTCATGGAAGACACTAACGGTAATAGAAAACTTCTAAAAAAAAGATACGAGGAAAAAATCGATGCTGTCGCAGCTATGATGGATGCTTTTGTTGCATTCAAGATAAATAGAGAAGCATTCGAATAATATTTTACTCGCTTATTAAATGCTGCTAATAGCAGCTTTTTTTTTTTTTATTTTAAAATAAAGGGAGGAATTTAGAGTGAATATATTTAGTAGACTCCAGCATGGCTGGAACGCTTTTATGAACAAAGATCCAACTGTGGTATATAAACCTCAAATAAATACATATTCGTATCGACCGGATAGAGCTAGATTCTCAGGACGCAATGAACGTTCCATAGCGACATCGATATATAACCGAATTTCTATGGATGCTGCATCCATAGATATAAAACATGTTCGGTTAGACGCAAATGATCGTTATACAGAAATGATGGATTCCAGTCTTAATAACTGTTTGACACTAGAAGCCAATATTGATCAAACAGCCAGAGCATTCATGCAGGATATATACTCATCATTGTTGGACGAAGGATGTGTTGCTATTGTTCCGGTAGATACTACGCTTGATCCGAATATTAGTAATTCATACGATATTTTATCAATGCGTACCGGACAAATAATTGATTGGAGAACTGATTCGGTAAAAGTTAGATTGTATAACGAAATATCCGGAAGAAAAGAGGATATATGGTTAGCTAAAAAAAATATAGGCATCGTGGAGAATCCTTTATACGCAGTTATAAATGAGCCTAATTCGACAATGCAACGTTTGATAAGAAAATTATCTTTATTAGACGGAGTAGACGAACAAGCCAGTTCTGGAAAACTGGACTTGATAATCCAATTGCCGTATGTAATAAAAACCGAAGCACGAAAAAAACAAGCCGAAGAACGTCGTAAAGACATAGAAGAACAATTATCAGGTTCTAAATATGGTATTGCTTATACAGATGGTACAGAAAAAATAACACAGTTAAATCGTTCGGTGGAAAATAATCTAATGAAACAGATTGAGTATTTAACGAGTATGCTATATAGCCAGTTAGGAATAACTCAAACTATCATGGATGGTACTGCTGATGATAAGACTATGTTGAATTATTATTCTCGCACTATAGAACCTATGGTTGCTGCTGTTGCGGATGAAATGAAACGAAAATTTCTTACAAAAACAGCAAGAACACAAGGACAATCCATACGTTATTATAGGGATCCATTTAAGCTTGTACCAGTATCTGATTTGGCAGAAATTGCAGATAAACTTACTCGAAATGAAATATTGACTTCGAATGAAATGCGACAAATTATAGGTATGAAACCTTCTGACGATCCGAAAGCAGATATGCTAATCAATAGTAACATCAACCAATCGCCAGAAATGCTTAATGAGAATAAGGCATTAGTAAAACAAGAAAAGGAAGGAGAAAATCAAAATGAATAATTACGATTTCGGTGGTTATGCCACTAGAAACGACTTACTTTGTGAAGATGGACGAACCATAAAAAAAGACGCTTTTAAAGACAATGACGGAACAACCGTTCCTTTGATTTGGAATCACGATCACAAAAGTTCAGATGCAGTTTTAGGACATGCTTTGTTAAAAAATCGTGAGGATGGTGTATATGCTTATTGTACGTTCAATGACACAGAACAAGGTAAGCATGCAAAACAATTGGTTCGTAATGGTGATGTGAGATCGCTATCAATTTATGCTAATAAGTTAAAACAGATTGGCGGAGATGTCGTACATGGCTCCATAAGAGAACTCAGTCTTGTACTCGCAGGATCTAATCCCGGCGCATATATAGATTTTGTTATGGCTCATGGTGACGAAGAAGAAGATGGCGTTCAAATAAATTACGACGAAAGTGCGCTCGTAATATACCATTCCAGTGATGAAGAGGAGGAAAAAGATATGGATAATAAAGAGAAGCAAGATTCCAAAACAGCAGAAGAAGTTTTCGATGAACTCACCGAAGAACAAAAAAGAGTTGTCTTTACTCTGATCGGAATGCTTATGAATGATGAAAATAAGGATGAAGAAGACGGAGAAGACGGAGAAGACGAAAAAGATGAAGAAGACAAAAAAGATAAAAAAGGAGACGGAAATATGAAGCATAACGTATTTGATAACGATGAAAGAAAACAGGATTATCTATCGCATAGCGCCCAAGAGGACATTATTAAGCTGGCTAAATCAAGTCAAGTAGGCAGTTTCCAGACAGCCTTTGCAATGTACGCAGAACAAAATGACTTGCAACATGATGCTATAAGCGGCGGATTCACACAAAATGGAACAGGTAATGTAACCATGCTATACCCTGAATATCAGGACGTTAGACCTGGCGCACCGGAATTGATTACTAACGATCAAGGTTGGATTTCAGCGGTCATGAATAAGGTACATAAGAGCCCGATTTCAAGAATCAGAACACGCCATGTTGATATCCGAAAAATAAATGATCTCAGAGCAAAAGGTTATAAAAAAGGTAAAGAAAAGGCTCTTGCAGGTAATTTTAACCTTGTAAAGAGAACCACAGATCCTCAAACTGTATATGTAAAGAATGCACTTCACAGAGATGATATCATCGATATTACAGATTTCGATTATGTTCAATATCTATACGACATTGATAAGACAATGCTAGATGAAGAACTTGCAACAGCAATACTATTGGGAGACGGTCGTGATATAGGTGCAGATGATAAGATTATGCCTGACAAGATAAGACCTATTTGGACAGACGATGATTTATATACAATTCATGTTGATCTTGATATTGATAAGGCTAAGAAAGAACTTCAAGGTAGCGGAACAGGCGTGAGTTTCGGCGAGAATTATATCTATGCAGAAGCTATAATTAACACCGTTCTTTATGCCAGAGAAAATTATAAAGGCAGTGGCACACCAGACTTCTTTGTAACTCCGCATATGCTAAATGTTATGTTACTTGCTCGCGATATGAATGGTAGAAGAATCTACTCATCAAAAGCAGAGCTTGCCACAGCACTTAATGTCGGCAATATTTATACAGCAGAACAGTTTGAAGACAAAACAAGAACGACTGAAGATTCAAAGAAGAAGAAAATTCTCGGTATCGTTGTAAATCTTGCAGATTATTCTCTAGGTGCTACAAAAGGTGGAGAGGTAACACATTTCACCCAATTTGACATCGACTTTAACCAAGAAAAGTCGTTGCTTGAGACAAGATGTTCGGGCGCATTAACAAGAGTGTATTCGGCTATTGCTATTGAGGAAGACGTGACAGCCAATTCTCAAAGTGTAGTTGGTTGATGTTTATAGGAGAAATTCAAAATGACAAAATTCTTTGGGAAAATCGGTTATGCTATGACGCAGGAAACTAAGCCCGGTGTATGGATGGATCAAATAATGGAACGTGAATATTACGGGGATTTATTGAGAAATTCTTATAGATTTCAAACATCGGATAAAGTAAACGATGATGTTTCGATAGCTAATGAATTTAGTATTATAGCCGATTCATTTGCTAAAGATAATTTTCATTTGATGAAGTATATCGAGTTTGAGGGTACTAAATGGAAAATCACAAATGTTGAGGTTAGGTACCCTCGACTAAATTTAACGGTGGGAGGTATATATAATGAAAACTAGATATGAATTGCATGAGTTTTTATGCGAGATTTTAGGCAGTAGAAATGTATATTTTCAACCACCGGAATCTGTTAAAATGAAATATCCGGCTATAGTTTACGAACGAACCGAAATAAAAAATCGTTTTGCAAATGATGCCGTTTATAAACAGAATAATGCATATTTATTAACGGTCATAGATAAGGATCCTGATAGCGAAGTGTCGAAGCAATTAGCTAATATACCATTGTGCAGATTGCAACAACATTTTGTATCTGATAACCTTAATCATGATATATTCAAAATTTATTATTAAAAGGAGGATTACTTGAATGAGTAAACTAACATGGGATAAGATCGGTGAAAGACTATATGAAACCGGTACAAAAAAAGGCGTTCTATATCCAGCCTCAAAAGACGAACAAGGAGCTACCCAATATCCGAAAGGTGTGCCTTGGAACGGTTTGACCGCTGTAACAGAAAGCCCATCGGGAGCAGAGGCAACGGCTATATATGCAGATGATATTAAGTATTTGAATATCCAGTCAGCAGAAGATTTTGCCGCAACATTGGAAGCACTTATGTACCCTGAAGAATTTGCAGAATGCGATGGTTCCAAGTCAATAGTTGCGGGTGTAACAATCGGTCAGCAAAAGCGTAAGATGTTTGGATTGTCGTATGTTACCACTTTGGGTAATGACGTAGATGGAAATGATTATGGATACAAGTTACATATCGTGTATGGATGTATGGCTACACCATCAGAGAAAAACTATGCAACAATCAATGATTCACCGGAAACAATTACTATGAGTTGGGAAATTTCTACTACACCGGTAGATATTCCGGGAGTAGATAAGGATGGTAATCCATTTAAACCAACAGCAACCATGACGTTTGACAGCACAAAGACTGATTCAAAGATAATGAAAGCAATCGAAGACATTCTTTACGGTACAGCTGATACCGAAGCAAGACTTCCATTGCCGGAAGAAATTCTTGAAATTCTTAAACCAAGTGATACATCAATTGTAGGCTAAAAACATATTTAAAGGGACGGACTATTAACCGTCCCTTATTTTTTTTTATTTGAAAGGAGAACAATATTATGATTAAAAAAACTATAACTTATACAGATTATAACGGAGTAAGCAGAACTGAAGATTTCTGGTTCAATCTTAGTACGGCGGAACTTATGAAAATGGAATTGGGTACAAGAGGCGGCTTCTCAGAAATGATGACCAGAATCGTTCAAGCCAATGATGTGCCGACGATGATGAAAGTATTTGATGATTTTATCAGAAAATCATACGGACAAAAGAGCCCGGATGGAAAAAGATTTATCAAGTCAGAGGCTATAACCGAAGAATTTTGTCAAACAGAAGCATACTCGAATCTATTCATGGAATTCATTACAGATACTGATAAAGCTATCGAATTCATGAACGGTATCGTTCCGACAGAAATCAGTAAAAAAGCCAATCTGGTTAACCAAAAGTCATTGATGGACGGAACAAATACTAATAATTAAGAAAATAAACGGGAGGAATAAGAATGCTTCAAATAATTATACCTGCTGAAGAACGATGGGATGAAGAACACGAAGAATTTATTGTGTCTAAAAAAGAGCAAAAATTGATGTTGGAGCATTCTTTAGTGTCCCTTTCAAAATGGGAATCTAAATGGCAAGTGCCTTTTCTATCAAAAAAGGAAAAGACATACGAGGAAACTTTAGATTATATAAAATGCATGACAATCACACAGAATGTAAGCGACGATGTGTACAAGCGCTTAACATCTGAAAATTTGATGCAAATACGTTCATATATGGAGTCGCCGATGACGGCAACATCTATACATGATGAACCTGCTCCAAAGAATAGATCAGAAATTCTTACGAGTGAGGTTATTTATAATATGATGATTGCTTTTAATATCCCGTTCGAATGTCAAAAATGGCATTTAAATAGATTATTTACTCTTATAAAAGTATGCGAGTTAAAAAATCGTAAGCCGAAGAAAAAAAGCCTGCGAGATATCATGCAACAAAATACTGCGATAAACGAAATGCGTAAGAAAAAATATAATACGAGGGGGTAAGTAATATGGAAATTATAAGCTTTAGACACAAAGGTGATTTTTCTAAATTAAGCCAATATTTAGAAAAAGTAAAATCCGTTATAAGAATGGATATTTTTAATAAATACGGTAAAAAGGGTGTTGATGCATTGTCAGCGGCAACTCCTGTGGATTCGGGTAAAACAGCATCATCTTGGTATTACAAAATAGAAAAAAGTGCAGGGGCTACCGTAATAAGTTTTCACAATTCGAACATAAACAAAGGTGTTCCAATTGCTTTACTGATACAGTATGGTCACGGTACAAGAAACGGAGGATATGTTCAAGGTCGTGATTATATAAATCCCGCACTCAGACCAATCTTTGACCAATTAGCAGATTCTGCATGGAAGGAGGTAACTAATATATGAGTACTGAAATCGATAGCAGAATTGTTGAAATGCGATTTGATAACAAGCATTTCGAAGAAAATGTAGCAACAAGTATGTCTACATTAGATAGGCTTAAAGAAAAATTAAAAATGAAAGATGCGGCAACCGGATTGGAGAACATAAGTTCGGCTGCAAAAAAAGTTGATCTATCCGGATTAGACAGTGCGATTGATAGTGTTAAAATTAAATTTTCATCAATGCAAGTTATAGCGGCAACTGCATTATCTAATTTAACAACATCTGCGATAAATGCCGGAAAAAAGATGACATCAGCATTAGTTGACCCTTTGATTGAAGGGGGCAAAAAGAGAGCACTCAACATTGAACAGGCGAAATTTCAATTAGAAGGTTTGGGTGTTGCGTGGAATACTATCAAAGATGACATTAATTATGGCGTAAAAAATACGGCATATGGCTTGGATGCAGCAGCTAAAGTTGCATCGCAATTAGTAGCTTCAAATGTGCAGGTTGGCGATTCAATGAGAACTGCGCTAAGAGCAGTATCTGGTGTCGCAGCAATGACGAATAGTGAGTATGAAGATATAGGTAGAGTATTCACTACCGTTGCTGGTAATGGTCGTTTAATGGGAGACCAATTACAACAACTTTCATCTAGAGGAATAAATGCTGCGGCAACACTGGCTAATTATCTCGGTAAAACCGAAGGTGAAATTCGAGATATGACTTCTAAGGGTAAAATAGATTTTGCTACATTTGCGGCTGCAATGGATGATGCTTTTGGAGAACATGCAAAAGAAGCTAATGCCACATTTACAGGTTCCATGTCTAATATGAGGGCAGCATTATCTCGTATAGGAGCGGATATTGCTACACCAGCATTCCAAGATTTACGAGATATATTTAATACTTTAACGCCTATCATAGACAAAGTTCATACGGCATTAGGACCACTTATTTCGGATATAGAAAAAGGAATGCGTCTAGCTACTGATTTTGTAATCAATAAGCTTAATGGTTTTTCAGATAGCTTTTTGACTTCCAATTGGGATAGACTTAAAGCTAAAATATCGGATACCGGAGTGGCGTTTGATGATTTTCAAAATGCTTTAATTGAAACTGCCAAATCTCATAACATAGCCATAGATGATATGATTCAAAAAGAAGGCTCGTTTGAAAATACTTTAAAAAGCGGATGGTTAACACCTGATTTAATAGCAGAAACACTAAAAAATTTTACAAATGGTATTTCTGAAACAACCAGTGAAGTGGTTAACTTTGAAGAGGTTGTTAACCGAGTTATTAATGGTGATTTTGGAAATGGAGTCGAAAGAATTAATAGACTGACAGAAGCAGGTTATGATTATGCGACAGTACAAGGCTTAGTTAACGACGTATTAAAGGGTAATGCTGTAAACTTCGAAAAAGTTGTCGATGTACAACAAAAATTTACGGATGGCGTATCGGAAGCAACGGGAGAAGTTGTTAATCTGAAAGACGTTGTGGATCAAGTTATAAACGGAGATTTCGGAAACGGAATAGTAAGAGTGAATAAACTAACCGAAGCGGGTTATGACTATGCAACTGTGCAGGGCTTGGTTAATGACGTATTGTGGGGTAATGCTGTAAACTTCGAGAAAATGTCCGATGCTCAGTTGGAAAGCTTAGGTTATACAGAGGAGCAGATACAACTGCTTCATCAGTTAGGCGAAGAAGCCGAACGGACAGGTACTCCGTTAAACGAATTAATACTTAATCTTAATCGACCAACAGGAATATCTTTATTGATTGATTCGATTAGAAATGCAGTTCAAGGTATTACTAAAATAATAAACACTGTAAAGGCCGCATGGAATGATGTGTTTGCTAGCAACAATACAAATTTGCTATACCTGATGGTAAACGCAATACATAGTTTTTCTGAAAAACTTATAATGAGTGATGAAAATGCTGATAATTTAAGGCGAACTTTAAGGGGTTTATTTTCTGCACTCGATATTATTAAAAATATTGTGACTGGCGGATTAAAAACTGCATTTGATATAATAAATGCTATTTTGGCAGGCTTTGATTTAAATATTTTAGCTGTTACAGCCAAGATTGGAGATGCTATTACTAATTTTAGAGCATGGTATAAAGAACATAATTTATTAGCAACAGCATTAAAGAAATTAACTTCAATTATAAAAAATGCAATACAATTCGTTAAAGAATTTGTAAGTAAATTTAAAGAAATACCACAAATTCAATCGATAATCGAAAAAGTTAAAGATATAGCGGTTAAAGCTCTTGAAAAAATCGGTGAAATGTCCGAAAAAGGGCAAGAAAAAATACTGTCATTTATCGATAAACTAAAATCTTTGAACTCAATAAGTTTAAAAGATATAAAAATTGCATTCAAAGGGTTTAAAGATAACATATTTGAGTATTTTTTGAATTTTGACAACTTATCAAAAAATGTAAAAAACATATTCGGAACTCTAAAAGCAAAAATAAGCAGTAGCTTAGAAGCAACGGGTAGTTCGTTTGACGGTTTAAAAGCAAAAATAAATAGCTTTGTACACTTTATCCAAACCAAATTTTCGAAAGTTGGAATAGGAGAAGTATTAACAGTAGGTTTTGGTGTATCATTAATAGCGTCTATTAGATTAGTATCTAAAGCTTTAGATAAGATTATGGGACCATTTAATGCAGTATCAAAAGTCGCTGGAAAAGTAAACGGAGTTTTATCAAAAACACAAGATGTACTTAAAAGCTATTCTGAGAAAATAAAGTCCGAGTCCCTGAAGAACGTTGCGATATCAATAGCTATTTTAGCTGGCTCGCTAGTGGTTTTAGCACAAGTTGATCCAGCTAAAGTTTGGTCTGCTGTTGGTGCATTAATTGTTTTATCAGGTGCTTTAGTTGGTATAACAGCGCTTACGAGCAAAATTGGTAAAGTTGAAAAATTCTCGGTTAATATATTAGCTATATCAGCTGCAATTTTAATGCTTGTATTTGCACTAAAGGATCTTAATAAATTAGATCCAATAAGAACTGTTCAGAGCTTGGCTGTTGTTTTAACTATGATATTAGGTTTAATAGCAGCTATAAGTTTGTTATCGAATACCGCACCACAAACTAAATCCAGTGCTTTAACGATATTAGCAATAGCCGTATCGATAGGTATATTAGCCAATGCACTTGAAAAAATAGACAAACAGAATCCCTCTGGCAAATCTATTTTGGTTTTAATATCTATTATGGGGGCATTAGCCGGATTAATAGCGATAACCAATTTGGTAGCCAAAGACACAGTTAAAGCTGGTGTCAGTATGGTTGGTATAGCAGCGGCACTGTTAATATTATGTACTGCTTTTAACAAGATTGATCAGTTGAAAATAACTACTAAAACTATAGGCAATCTTATAGTGATGGTAGGTGCTTTGACCGCATTGATGGCGGCTACCAGATTAGCAGGAAAAAATGCGACAAAAGCAGGTGTAGGAATGATAGGTGTGGCGTCATCTATCTTTATCATGATCGAGGTCCTGAAAAGAATAGATAGCGTCAAAATCACAAGCAAAAAGGTTGAGACCTTAATAGGTATTATGGCTACATTATCACTGCTTATGGTAGCTACCAGATTAGCAGGAAAAAATGCGACAAAAGCAGGAGCAAGTATGTTGTTGATAGCAATATCGATAGGATTGCTTGCCGGAGTAATAGCGGTATTAAGTTTGGTAGATCCTAGTGGTTTAGACAGAGGATTGAAAGCTGTAAGTGTATTAGGACTCGTTGTAGCGGGGATCATCGCATCAACTAAATTAGCATCTACGTGTAAAGAAAGTCTAATAACACTAACTGTAGCAATAGGTATTTTAGTAGCCGGTTTAGGTGTACTGGCTATGATAGAACCGGAAAGCTTAAAAAATGCTACCGTAGCGATTTCAACAGTATTAGCCATGTTTGCAGTTGTATTGGCAGCGTCAAATTTGATATCAGAATCGTATAAAAGTATAATTGTAATGACCGTAGCGATAACCGCTTTAGGAGCAATGTTATATCTGCTATCAGCAATAGATTCGGGTTCGATGTTGGCATCCGCACAATCGCTATCGCTATTGATGTTGTCTTTGTCGGCATCCATGTTGATTATAAGTAAAGCAGGTAAAGTATCATTATCAGCTATTGGATCTTTAGCATTAATCGGATTAGTAGTTGCAGAGTTGGCAACCATTTTAGCTGTAATGAATGGACTGAATGTTGCTCCGTCTATGGAAACTGCAAAAGCTCTATCTTTGTTGTTAGGAACAATGACAGGAGTTCTTGTTGTGCTGTCATTAGTGGGAGCAGGTGCAACTGCCGCATTCACCGGAATAGGAGTTCTCGCTGCTTTAATAGCGGCTGTAGGCGGCATAATGATAGGATTAGGTGCGTTGATGGAATATGTTCCTAAGTGTCAGGAATGGCTAGATACAGGAATGGTAATTCTTGAAAAAATCGGCAATGGCATAGGATCATTTTTTGGTGGTATCGTTAACGGATTTAATACGAGTGCATCTTCTGATTTATCAAAGGTTGGTATTAATTTATCTGCTTTTATGAACTCCATTCAACCGTTTTTCGATGGACTTTCGAAAATTGACGAATCAACATTAACTAAGCTAAAGCCGTTGACCAATTTTATGAAAGATTTCAAATCTTTTGATACGAATGAAAACTCCATGACCGAAATAGAAAGCCAATTAATAACTTTTGGCGAAGCACTGAAGGGATTCGGAGCAAGTATATCAGGAATAAACATCGATGAGATAAATGTAGCGTCTAATGCGGCAAAAGCTATAGCAGAAGTAAATAAGATTTTATCAAAGTATAAAACGACTAATATTTCGGATTTCGGTGCACAATTAGAACCATTTGGTAGATCGCTTAAAGCTTATGGTGAATCAGTCGATGGACTAAATGTTGAAGCTATAGAATTATCTGCAGAAGCGGCAAGTGCATTAAGCGAATTAGCCTCCGCATTACCAAACAGTGGAGGTTGGGCAGGTATGTTTGCCGGTAACAACGACATTGACGATTTTGGCGCAAAGTTAATACCATTTGGAAGAGCATTAAAGAATTATGGTGATGCTGTTGACGGAGTAAATTCTGAAAGTATTGAGGAATCCGTTAAAGCCGGACAAGCACTGTCAGATTTGGCAAACGCATTACCAAACAGTGGAGGCTGGGCAGCAGCTTTTGCGGGTGACAACGATATAGCGGATTTCGGGGCAAAGCTGATTCCGTTCGGAAAAGCTATAACCGAATATGGCAACAGTGTTAGCGGCATAGATGTTGATAGTATAACAAAATCTACTACTGCAATTTCAGCGTTAAGCGAACTGGCTTCCGCATTACCAAACAGCGGAGGTTTTGCAGCGGCGTTCGCTGGTGATAACAGTATAGACGCTTTTGGAAGTAAGCTTATATCTTTTGGGGAATCTTTGAAAACATATAACGAACAAGTTTCTGATATGGATACGTCAGGAATTGAACGCGTAAATGATTTTATAAATTCGTTCAATGCATTGTCACAATCGATGTCTAATGGCAACTTAAAAGCTTTTTCTGATAGCAGTATTACGGATAATTTGAAGACACAATTCAAAGCATTCGGAGATGTTATAAAGAGCTTTAATGACAGTATAAAAGGTATGGATACCAAAGGCTTAGAAGCATCGGCTAATGCCGGAAAAAGTATCGCTGAAATATCAAAGATAGCTTCAGAAGGAAAACTGGGTAGGATATTCAGCGACGGAAACGGAGAGGGATTTAAAGCCGATTTAAAAGCATATGGTGAAGCGATAAAAGATTATGGCAAAGCCGTAAAAGGTATGAATACTGAAAATATAGCAGCAAGTGCGACTGCGGCTAATTCTATATTTAAAGTAGCAAAAACTATGTCCGGTGACGGGACTATAAACAGAATATTTACAGATGACGCAACCGCCGAACAATTTAAAAATGATATGCGTGTCATAACAGATATTCTGCAAACGTATGGTGTTGGTTCACTTAGCATTGATTTAGGACACATAGAGGCCTCGAAAGAAGCATTTAACGATATAAAAGATTTTGTCGTTAATATTCCGGATATAGATGACAATACTGATAATATTACAAATCTCAAGAAAAAGATGCAGATTATAGACAGTATTCTGCAAACGTATGGCGTAAGTTCACGAAGTATTGATTTGGGAAATGTACAAGCCTCGAAAGAAGCATTTAACGATATAAAAGATTTTGTCGTTAATATTCCTAATATAGACGATGATACTGATAATATAAATAACTTTAAACAGCGAATGACTGCTATTTCGAGTATTCTTAAAACGTATGGTGGAAGCATTAAAGATATTGATTTAGGAAATGTACAGGCATCACAAAACGCATTTGACAACATAAAGAGTTTCGTAACCAATATACCTTCTTTGGATGATAATGCGACTAATATTGAAACGTTTGAAAAACAAGCCAATACAATATCGAAAATATTATCCTCGTATAGTATAAATACAAAAGACATCGAAGTAAGTACAGTATATACAGCAAAACAAGCATTCGATTCGATAAAAGAGATGTTAAGTAACATGTCCAGTGTTACCGATTATTCTGCGAATATCGAGTCGTTTAAAGAGCAAATCGACAAAATTATTCGAATGTTAAAAGATTTTAACGAAGATATAGTTAATGTCGATTTCAATAACATACAATCAGCGACGACCACATGCGAATCACTAGCAGGATTAGCCAGCAGTGTTTCAGACAACGATGGGAATTTGGAGGCGTTCGGTAATTCATTAATAGCATTCGGTGAGAAGTTATCTGAATTTTCTAACACAATCGGCGAGGTGGATTTGTCAGGTATCAGTGCCAATATAAATGACCTTACCACATCTATACAAAATTCAGCAACACAAATCGGTGACGGGTTTGTTAATTCATTAAATACCGCTGGTTCGCAAATAGTTCAAGCGGCGACTGATATGATAAACTCTGCTATATCAGCTATAACCGGTGCTACTTCTAATTTCCAAACAGAAGGAACAAACCTCGGTGATGCTATAGCTTCTGGATTAACAGCCGCCTCGGGAAATGTAACAGCAGCTGCTCAAAGTGTAGCTTCGGAAAGCGTATCAAGCGTAAGCCAGTATGATGGGCAATATAGAGCTGCCGGCTATAATATGGCTGCAGGACTTGCATCTGGAATTAGTGCAGGAAACTCTCTTGCTGTAGATGCTGCTGTAAATATGGCTAAAAGTGCATTGGCCGCAGCAAAAGAAGAACTTGGTATACATTCGCCATCAAGAGCTTTTATGGCAATCGGTAGATATATTGGCGAAGGCTTAGCAAACGGTATACGAGATAACGCATATAGAGCAGTTGATGAAACTGAAGCGTCAGCAGCAAAAGTTAAGAGTGTGGCGAAAAAGTCTTTTGATGATGTCGAAAAATGGGTAGAAGAAGCAAAGTCTTTCGACGAGTTGAGTTTGGCGGAGGAACTTGAAATATGGGATACTATGATTTCAAAATACTCTGAGGGTAGCGAAGAGAGACTGAAGGCTGAAAAAAATGCTTATGCAGTTCTTAAGGAATTAAGAGAAGAAGATTATCAGAATTCTAAGGATTGGATCGATAAAGAAAAAGATTACAATCGTATGAGTACCAAAGAGGAACTCGAGGCTTGGAAACGAGTTCAAGAGCGATACATTGAGGGTACAGACGAACGAGCAGAAATCGATAAAAAGATTTACGATCTGAAACACGAACTTATTGACGGAGATGTATATGCACTGGAAAGAGAAATTCAGGCTAATGATGACTTAATAGCATCATTGGAAGAAGAAACAGTTGCTTATTCTAATGCTGTAAAAGAAGGTATATATCTTCGTAAGTTGTTAAAAGATGCGGAATATAGTACATCTAAGAATTGGATTGAAACCGAAAAAGATTATAATCGTTTAGATACTAAAGGTGAACTTGAAGCTTGGGAACGAGTTCAGGCAAGATATGAAGACGGTAGTGAAGAACGAATAGAAATCGATAAAAAGATTTACGATCTAAAGCACGAACTTATTGACGGTAATATAGATGCGTTGGAAGACGAGATAGAAGCTAACAAACGTCTGATTGCAACTTTAGAAGAGGGTTCGGTTGCATGGTCAAATGCCGTTAAAGAGGGTGAATACCTTAATAAACTACTGGTTGATGCTAATTATCAGAATTCTATGGACTGGATTCAAGACCAAGAGGATCGTGGGGAATATTCTTTAGCCGACAAATTAGCGTGGAATACTCGTATGCTGAATAAATACGGTAAGCGAGATAAGGAAACACGTAAAAAGTACGAAAAAGAAATCTATGCCACGCAAAAAGAAATCTACAACGCTTATAAAGACTTTCTTGATGATTGTCAAAATGTTAAGGATGATTACGTCGAGAAAGAAAAGGAATTAAACGAAAAACTCGAACAGGACATTAAAGAACTGGAAGATAATTATTCGGATACCCTCGATTCAAGGATTCAGTCACTTTATAATGCATATGGTTTGTTTGATAAGGTGGAGCAAAAAGGAAAAACCAGTGTTTCTGAATTGACAAAAAATCTTCAAGATCAAGTTGCAGAGTTTGAGGATTGGGACGATACACTTCAACAACTATCTAAACGAGGACTAAACCAAGCATTGATAGAAGAACTTCAGGAAATGGGACCATCAGCTATTGCTAATATTCGAGGCTTGAATTCTATGACTGATGCCCAACTTTCGCAATATGCAAATTTGTGGGCTGAAAAGCATAAAGAAGCAACAGACAGAGCAACTGATGAATTAACCGACTTACGCAAAGAAACAAATAGCCAGATTAAAGAACTTAAAACCACATATAATTCAGATTTGGACGAATTGAAGAAAGACACTGACGAAAAACTCAGTGAATTAAAAGATGCTTTCTTAAAGAATATCGGCGCTATCAAAGACGATACCGAAGAGAAATTCCAAGAAATTGTTTCTATAGCCAGCACGGTTTTAGGTTCTGCCGGTTGGGATGAACTCGGCGAATATATGGTTGATGGATTAATTGAGGGTGTAGAAAGCAAACAACCTGAATTTCTTAAAACTTTGGAGAGTCTTATTTCTGCCGGAACGGAAATAACTCAAGATACTGCCGAGATACACTCACCATCGAGAGTATTTGCCAGAATTGGCGAATATATGGTTGAAGGTTTGATAGGCGGTATTACTAATCGAAGTGATGATGCTTCTAAAGCGAGTGCGGATATGGCACGCGGTACAATTCAGTCTGTAAGCAGATTGATAAGTGATATGTCTACAATAATCGATAGCGATATGGAGATAACACCAACCATAAGTCCTATTTTGGATATGACAAATGTGCAGAATGGGCTTAATCAAATGGATAGCACACTTTCGGCAAACAGAAGTATTGCTCTAGGAATGAGTGTTGTGTCTAAAAATCAAAATGGATTAGCATATCAGTTTGGTGATGCTATATCAAAGTTGGCAGATGCGAATACACAATCGAACGGTCAGATTGTAGACGCAATAGACGGTTTGAAAAGCGATTTATCTGACTTGGTAGATGGAGTAAGTCAATTACAAGTCGTGATGGATACAGGCGAATTGGTCGGCGCAATAAGTCCTGAAATGGACAGAAGTCTTGGTGTAGCAGCAATGATGAAAAGGAGAGGTAATATATGATTCAATCGATAACATTTTTTAAAAGTCCTGACGATATTCTAAAATCACATGATAAGAATACAAAAGTGGACTGTAAAAATACATGGGATGATTGGCATATATTAGCCGAATCCCGTCCGGTCTTTGCGCCACCCGAACCAAAGACGAATTATATAGATGTACCGGGAGGAAACGGATCTCTGGATTTATCGGAGGCTCTTACGCGTTACCCAACGTACAATAACCGTACCGGTACATTTAAATTTAAGGTTATGAATGATTACGAGGTCGGTAACCGCATTGTTTTAGAGTCGAATGATCGTAATCGTTGGGCTCAAAGGTATTCGGAAATTATGGAGTATTTACACGGAAAATGCTTATATGCGGTTTTGGACGATGATCCAACATGGTTTTATCAAGGGCGTTTTACAGTAGATTCGTGGGAGTCAAATGATACTTGGTCTGTTATAACAATCGGGTACAATGTGAATCCATTTAAATGGAATGTATCATCATCTACTTCTGATTGGCTGTGGGATCCGTTTAACTTTGAAACAGGAGTTACTTGGGATACCATATGTACCGATATAGAAATAGATAATCAAAATGGATTTAGTGAAATGCAATTTCCACCATATACTTTGGATTCCGATTCAATGAATACTTTCTTTGGCGGTGTTCCGATTTCACCAACGATAACATTTAAACCAAAATGCCCGACTCATCATAACTTATTAACCTATAATAACGGAATATTGAGGTGTCCCAAAAGCAGTTGCGGTGAATTGGATAAAGGTATAGATATTCGATTTGTCAATTCATATTTGGGTATCGACATTACAATGAATTTTAAAGGCGGAACAACATTTGCTCCCGATTTCATTTTCTATGGACAAACCGAACCGTATAAAATGTATTTCAAAGGAGTAGGTACTGTTTCAATAGATTTTAGAGTGGGGAGGTTATAATCAATGTATAGTATAATGGGTGACGGCGTTATGATTTACAGTGATGTATCTCCTACAGAGAGCCGAAAAGCAGACAGTCCAAAACTTACGTTAAAGGACAATGCCGCAGGCTCTCTGGAAATAACTCTTCCACCGGGAAACGCCGGATATGATATATTGAAACGTATGACATCTGAAATAATCGTATATCGGGACAAACAAGAATTATGGAGAGGCAGAATACTCTCTGAAAAAATGAATTTCTGGAATAACCGAACTTTAACTTGTGAGGGTGAACTGTCATATTTGAATGATACAATTCAACCTCAAGCAAAGTATCCGGAGGGAACGACTGTCGGAAGCTTTCTGACATCTGTTTTGGACAACCATAATAAACGATATGGCGATGATGAAGAAAGATATAAGTTTTACATTGATGAAGCATATATCTATAACTACAACGAGCCATTTGCAGAAGAAATTGTTACCGATTACGGAAAGACATTAGATGCTATAAACGAAAATGTTGTCAATGCTTTTGAATGTCATCTCTGTATAAAAAGAATCGGCGATAAGAAATATATAAGTCTGATAAAAGAAGAATACCAACTTAATGAGAACTCGCAAATTATAAGATTCGGCGATAATCTTTTAGATTTCACAAAGAATTGGGATTTAACAGATTTGGCAACGGTCTTAATTCCGAGAGGTGCAACCATAGAACAGGAATCAACCGAGGATTCGGATGCGTTTGATACTTATGTAACACTGTCCGATATTCCTAAGGGAGATGTGGTTGATAAAGAAGAAATCGGATATTATGAGCGAGATAAAGATGGAAAACTTACTCACAATGAAGATGGAAATTTGATTTATATTTATCCCGACAAAAAAGACGAAAATGGAAATTTAGTCTATAAATACAAAGTGGATAAAAACGGTTATATTACTATTGAAAGTAAGACGTTGGATAACTCGGTTACTGTTCCGACGATACGAGTAGACACAAAAACAAATAAGAAAGATACCGTTATGGTTGAATTTCTTGATTACAGTATTGATAGCGATAATAAGGTTACATCTACGATTACCGCTAAGATCGAAACAGACGGAACATATGCGAATGTGTACTTGAAGAACGAAAACGAGGAGTTCTATTGCCTTAAAGATATATACGGACGAGTTGAAGCCGTTGCGGATTTCAGCGAGTCAAAGGATTCAATCGAACTTTTAAAGAAGACACGAGATTATATAAAAGAACATCAGTTTGACCAAATGACCCTTGAAGTATCGGCAGTCGATTTGCGATATTTGTCGAATATTAACGAGCCGGTAAAAATTCTTGATCGTATAAGATGTATTTCTTATCCACACGGAATGAATACCTTGTTTACGGTAACTGAACTGAGCATAGAGCTTGATAAGCCTGACAGTGCAAAATATACTCTCGAAAAGACTCTTTTGAACACTTCAGGTACATCTTCGTTATCCGAAACCATGAGTTCGGTGTCTTCAGAGATAGAATCACCGCATTCTACAATATTAAAGAACGCACAAGCAAACGCCGATAAAATGCTGAGGGAGAATACAAACGGTTATGTGTCATTGATTACAAATAATCAAAATGGACAACATTCAGAGGCTTTAGTCGTATCTTCAGGTAAGGACTATACACGTTCGGAACACTTTTGGATATGGAACGTTAACGGTCTCGGTCATTATACGGAATATGCCAATCAGGATGCTCCTCAAGGCGATGCCGATGATAAAACCGATACCTTTTGGAACAACGGAAAACCATATAAGCTAAATCTCGGTATAACTATGGACGGTGCGATTGTCGCGAATCGTATAACCGTCGGTCATATGAGTGCCGATAGAGTTCGAACGGGTGTATTAATGTCGCAAGACGGAAATGTCGTGTGGAATTTGAATAAAGGCGGAAGTCTAACTATTAAAAAGGGTGATATAGACTTAGGAAACGGAAATTTTACGGTCGACGACAGTGGTAAATTAACTGCTACATATGGAGAAATCGGCGGGTTTATCATAGAAGCAGATAACTTACATAACGATAGTATGACGTTGGATAAAACAGGATTGATCCTTGTAAATGAGCAAACGAATGTTGGTAAAATTGGTACCACTCAATGGGCAGAAGACAAATCAAAAAAACTTTTATCTATGAGTTTAGAACCTGAAGGCGCTGCTATTGTTTGGGGTTATAAAGAAAAATATACCGATGAAAATTACACTGCTCAATTTATCTATGCTGCTAAAGATTATGGACAATACGAAGCGGGTAATTTCTATATGCATGGTAATTTAGATTTAAGAGGTCGCGAATTAAAGAATTTTGTAATAGATCCATCTGTTAAAGGAAGAAAAATCGTATCGAATAGCTTTGATTCGGCAGAGGAAACGATACTGTTATTAAAACCAGGTTTTATAACTGCTGAAGGGAAAATGGATTATACAAAAACTGTAAGCGTGAAAATTCAAAATGGTTTTGTAGTGAACAGGTAATATTTTCTTGCATAAGGTTAAAACATATGATATAATTAAATATACAGAAATTATATTAATTTAGGAGGATAAGGTTATGAAAAAGATGATATGTAAAATACTATCAGCAGTGATGATATTATCAACTATGATGGTGCCTTCGGTGTCAGCTGACGAAGCTGTTCCGACTGCATCAACAGTGTTGGTTAACGGTGAAGATATCAAATTCGATTCTTATAATATCAATGGGAATAACTATTTCAAACTTCGTGATTTAGCATATGTTTTAAATGCGACAGAAAAACAGTTTTCTGTAGGCTATGATGAAGTTATGAATACAGTTTCATTAACCAGCAGTCAACCATATACCATTGTTGGAGGGGAATTGGAAAGTTTAGACGGCGATGTTGTCGAAGCTACAGCTACTAATTCTTCAATTTTAAAAAATGGAGAAGAAGTCAATCTACAAGTATATCTTATCAATGACAGTAATTATTTCAAACTTCGAGATATAGGTAAATTATTTGATTTCGGTATAGATTGGAATGGTGAAAAAAATATTATATCCATAGATACTTCTAAGAATTATATTTCCGAAAATGAAGGTGATAAAGTGATTGAAAGTACATATTATTCTCAATATCAATCTGGCGATAAAGTCGAGATAAAGGGTAAGCTACTCTCTATTGAAGAATATAGAGGCGAAAACGGTAGTTGGGATAATGCCACACTATTAGGACATTTTAAAGACAATAATGATAATGATTGGATTACATACTTAAATGAAGACGAGTATGGTATAGGACATAAGAGTGATTTCGAAAAATATGTAGGTGCAAATATAACAATATCGGGTACATACGAAGGTTATTCTAAGAAATTTGAAAAACCATTCATATCACTGTATACTATGAAAAGCGACAGTAACATCACTATAAACGGTATACGTAAAGTTGAAGAACTTCTCGCTAATGGACAGATACCAATAGAAAATGAATTTGATCCATATATGGGCGGAATGTCGATAGAATGGATGTTAAAAAGTGTAACTGGACTGATAGATTCAATACCACGTGTATATTGGACATCTGGAATATAAATAAATCTAAAGGGACGATAGTTTTCGCCCCTTTTTTGATTGACATACACTAACGACGAAATATATTGCTCAATATTTCCAGTGGTAAAGTGAATATATGTGTAGCATGTTTTGATATAAAACCGTCAATTCCCTTACATGACTTAAAGACATAGTGGTTAAAAGCGGCTGCTCCGTATACACCTTTACCTGATTTGTTCTTGTATGCAAAATCATTTGCTTTCATAAATAAAACCCCTTTCTGATTAAGCATTTAATGCTTTTCTTAATTCTTCTTCGGTATACCCAAACATATAATCCTCATCGTATCCGCTGGACATCCATATATCGGCGGCATCCCAGACACATAAGGATTCATCATCTTCCCAGTCTTCGGTTGGTGGGTTTAATTTTGGCATTGTGTTTGACCTCCTCTTTTGATTTATTTGTTAACATAAATATACTATATTCTATATTTGATGTCGATAACAATAAGTGTGAATTACACAGTCGAATTTTGCAAAAAATAAAAATGGTCTTACTATTATTTACAAAAATAGAGTATTGTGATATAATACGGTTAAAGATATTTTCAATGGGGAGGTATAAGGGGTGAACATTTATAAAAAAATAAGACAAGAAATCGGATTGTCAAGGGAAGAAGTATGTGATATGACCGATAATAACGGTGTACGAGAGATTGATACGGCACGACTTGAGAGAATTGAGAACGATAGGTTTCGTATTCATCCGGACGAAGTGCTTATTCTGTCTAAAGTTTATAACAAACCTATGTTGTGTAATAAATATTGCACCGAAGAATGTGATATAGGTAAACGATATGTTTCACCTATTACGGAAAAAGAATTGGAACTTGAAAAGATAGTTTTACCATTGTTGGCGTCACTGAATTCAATAAAACGTCAGCAGGAAAGATTAATAGAAATCAGTTCCGACGGTGAGGTGGATGACAGTGAACTAAATGATTTTATGAAAATTAAAGCTGAACTTCAAAATGTTTCAGAATCAATAGAAACATTGAAACTTTGGTCAGAAAAAGAACTTGAAAATCCGCAAAAATAACAGCTCCTTTTATGGAAAGGAGTGATAAGTTATGATTACTTGCGAATATGGAATCAAACGTATAAAGAAATAAACAAAAACCAAAGAGTCCTAACAAGGGCTCTTTCTTTTTTTTATGCAATTTTTCAACAACGGAGGTGATTAAAGCTATATGAAACTAATGAATGTTGAAATGGAAACTATGCTCGGACAAGTACAATCGGTACTCGGGCATGTAGACAAAGTCGGCTATGTTGCCGCCAGAAATACTCGCATATTAAACACAGCACTTACTGAATATTTTCAAATCAAGCAAGAGCTTATAACCAAGCATGGCGAGAAAGAAATAATCGACGGCGAGCCGACAGGCAGAATAGTTGTAACTCCGAAATCAGAACATTTCAAAGAATTTGAAAAGGAGTTTTCTGAAATTGCAACTATCAAGCATGAGGTTGAGTTGATGAAGCTCAATTACAACGAGGTCATAGGCATCTTAAGCGGTGAGGAAATACTAAAGCTTGAATGGATGCTTGAAGACGAGGAGGGATAACCATGGCGAATATATCCGATTGGTTAAACAAAATCAAATCTGCTATTTACGGCAGAGAAGTACGAACAGCATTGCACGACTCTATCGATGCTGTGAACCAAGAAACAGAGTCAAATACAGAGTCTTGTAAGAATTTGCGTAACGACCTTACCGCACATTCAAATACAAAAGCAACAGGCAGTGTTTTAGGGCATGTAACTTTATCTGACAGTGTAAGTGATACTTTCAATAATTCCGAATCGGTTGCCGCAACTCCGCATGCCGTAAAAATTGCATACGACAAAGCGGTTGACGCACGTTCGGCAGCAGACTCTAATAGAGCGGCACTGAATGATGAAGTGACAAAACGATCCAATGCAGATAAGGATTTATCTGAACGAATAAACGAACGAGTTAAAACTGATGAGGTTATGAGTGAAGATATAAGCACTCTAAAATCAAAAGCACATACGCACGACAACAAGGAAGTTCTTGATGGGATTAGTTCTACAGACATTGAAAAATGGAATGGCATTAAGGAACAGGTGACACAGGAACAACTTGATGAACATGCTGCTTATAATAACGAACAGATAGCATCTTTGATGCGAGAAATAATGCTTTTACAAACTGCACTTGGTATTGTAATATACGACGGTGGTTTATTTGAGCAAGACTATGATGAAATAGAATTTGATGGTGGAGATTTCGACAATGAACCGACAGATGAGTTTGATTGTGGAGATTTCGAACCGTTGAAGATATCAACACAAGTAAACGCTGTCTTAGATGGCGGAAAATATTAAAAAAATGGAGGAATTCAAAATGGCAAACACAATTTTAATCAAAAGAGGTTTAATCAAAAATCTTTCAAATCTAACACTAGCAGAGGGCGAATTGGCACTTGCTTATAATGATGACAAAACAAAAATTGCTCTTTATGCAGGCAATGGTGGATCAAACATTCTTCTGAATCCGGATGTAACAGTTCCGACAAAGGTTTCAGAGTTGACGAACGACAGTAAGTTTCAAACAGAAAGTGAAGTTGCTACTACCGTAGCGGCAGCAATTGCAGCAACAGGACACGCGTCATTCAAGAAAGTTGACAGCATTCCATCTATAGAAACAGCAGAAGATAACGTATTGTATCTTGTTATGAATAGCAAGACTAATCACTATGATATTTATGCTAAAGTTGATTCGGAAGTAGTATTGCTTGATGACACAACTGTTGATTTAAGCGGTTATGCAACGGTAGAGGAACTTAATAAGAAAGTTGACAAAGTAGACGGTAAACAACTTTCAACTGAGGATTATACAACAGCGGAAAAAGAGAAGCTTGCAGGTTTGTCGAATTACACACATCCGACATCACATCCGGCAAGTATGATTACACAAGATTCAACGCATCGCTTTGTTTCAGATGCAGAAAAAACAGCATGGAACTCTAAATTGGACTCAACAAGTACAATAGATGGAGGAACATTTTAAGGAGGTTTAATCCATGGCGAACAAAATCTTATTAAGAAGAGGGTTAAAATCTAAATTGCCAACTCTTTCGGCAGGAGAACCGGCATATACCACCGATTCTCGTGAATTTTTTATGGGCACCGGAAGTGGTAATGTGAATATGGGTGGAAGTCAATGGTATACGGGTGCTGCTATGAGCGGCACCAGTACATCAAGCACATATTCGTATACTTCTTGCCCATTGGTTAAAGTTGGCGATATTTATCTAAACACTTCGTACGGATATATTTATCAATGTACTACCGCCGGAAGTGGAAGCAGTGCTAAATGGGTCTATAAAGGCACAATCAGAGGTCCTCAAGGTGCACCGGGAGCAACTCCAAGTTATTTCCCGAGTAACGGATATTCAAGCATGGACGACTTGACCATAGATGTAGTCGATTTAAAAGGCGAACACTTAGCACCGCCTACAACAATCATAATTGGTTGTGTAGATTCAAAACATCAATGGTTGGCTGATTATGTTTGTATGGCCGGACAAGATCATTCTGCTATATTTAAGAAAGCTATCGATGCATTACCATCTAGCGGTGGTAAGATTACAATTTTGGAAGGAAGTTATTCCATTAAAAATGCTATATCGTTTAGTAGTAAAAAAGTAGTGTTTGAGGGCATGGGTTCCGGGACAAGTATAAACGTCAATGGGACTTTTGTAGTATCAGGTGGTAACAACAATATAACAATAAGAGACATTGACATTGTGGCATCTAATGTCGACGGTGGCATATTCGATTTGACAAATACGGACAAGATTAATTTAGACAACTGCAGTGTGTCTATTTCAATAAAATCCGGAACTGTCACGAGTACCGACGTAACAGCAGCTGTCAATGGTAGTGGCAAGACAGATGTACATTTTAACAATTTGTCATTAACAGCCACATTTAATGCGAATGACGGCGAATGCGGTGCTGTATTTCGTTATTGTAATGTGCATGGCGATATGTCTAAGATAAAAGTAACAAGAGCATCTGGATGTGATTACAATGTCAATACCTTTATGGTTTGCAAAGGTAGGGTGACAAATACTAGCTTGATGAGTGATCATTTCATATTGCATGGCACAGACCCTTTTGTTATTGATAACTGCTATGTGAAATGTTATTCCATAACACAAATTGAATATGATAACCACGGAAGTGTAATCAATTCAAGGATTTACATAACAGGAAAGAACACTATACATTGGGCATTAACTCAGATTGCAAATTGTCAAATATCTATACCTTATACAACGACAAAAATCTTATGTAAAGCAGAGATGTTTAATAACAATAAGATAGGAAATAGTGCAAGTAACATGTTTGTTTTCTCGCAATATGCAATTATAGTGGGAAATAAATCAAAATATACTATGACATCGTCTACCCCTACAGGTGCAGTTATAGCTAATAATGTAGTGCATTCCAATATGTCCAACATTCTAACGGATGAAGAATAAAAAAGGGGGTAAAGAAAAATGGATATGAACAGATTTTATGTAGAAAATGGGAAAATAGCATTAAACACATATGAAATTGTTGTGAGACAGTATTCAGACCTTAAAAAAAATGAATACTTTGATACGCCTCGTTATGTAAACGATAAAGAGGCATACGAGTTAGAGGTTAATTATGTGCCAAAACACAGATTGCTTGATATTGTGTCAAAAACAGCATTCGACAACTCTGAATATTATTGGATGGAAGGTATTGAATTGCGAACAGCCGATCCACAAAAAGAAATTGCGGACATAGTTTCATATGGTAGTATTGAAGCATACAAGGCAAGTCTTCCGCAGGCACAGGACGAATTTAATCTTGATATGGATTATAGGATGTCTAAAATGGAATTGGGATTGTAAAGAGGAGGAAATGATATGACTTATGGTTATTGCAAAAAAATAATCGCAAGCGGTAAATACGATAAAAATGAAATGAAAGATAAGTTGGATGTTTTTCTGTTGGCTAATCGTATTACCGATGAGCAATACAAGGAATTAATACAACTAATAAACGGTGGTGAGTAATGTTGGATACACCGATTACAAGAGCTGAACATGAAGAATTTCGCAGGCGAATAGAAGATGAACATATTCGTCAAAATAGACGCTTGGAACTTTTAGAAGAAAGTATCGAGCGTCTTAACGCTCTTAATACTTCGATTGAAAAATTGGCAATAAACATGGAGAGTATGTTAAAAGAGCAGATGCGTCAGGGTAAACGTCTTGAAATATTAGAAAATCGTGACGGAGAAATGTGGCGTAAATTGTTATCTTATGCTGCTACTACAATCGTAGGTATAATTGTAGGATACATATTTACTCATATAGGTTTTTAAGAGAAAGAAGGGTTATATATGAGGATTGGTGTAAACTGTGGTCATACTATTAGCGGACAACCAGGCTGTGGAGCTGTTGGACGTATTGATGAAAGTGTAGAAACTCGGGCTGTAGGAAAAATTCTTATCAATATGTTAAAATCGCAGGGGCATACTGTGCATGACTGTACGAATGATTATGCTCCATCAACGACGTCTAATTTAAGACAAATAATAGATATGGCGAATGCACATCCGCTAGATTTGTTTGTATCAATTCATTTCAATAGTGGTGGCGGTAGAGGAACAGAGGTATTTACATACGGAGGAAAAATATTTCCAGAGGCAGAGAATACTTGCAAAGCTATTCATGAATTGGGATTTAAAAACCGAGGTATAAAAGATGGTTCAAACTTATATGTTGTTAGAAGAAGTGATGCTAAAGCCATGTTAGTTGAATGTTGCTTTGTTGATACGGATGATGCAGATGAATACAAAAGTATTGGTGCTAAGAAGATGGCATCAGCAATATGTAAAGGAATAACAGGTCAAGCCGGAAACGAGGATGATGATATGAAAAATTATGATGAAATTATAAACAAAATGGGAGAAGAAATTGCATCTTTGAAAGAAGAAGTGGAAATTTTGAAAAATCCAATGATTTATAATTTTGTGGATGAAAATATGCCTGGTTGGGCAAAAGAGGCTGTTCAATGGTGCATGGATAAAGGTATCATATCGGGTACCGGAAATGGTTTAAATCTAACAGATGCCAAGCTATGGACGTGTGTTGTAATACACAGAACAGTAAAATTGATTGCCAAAATTATAAATGTGAAGATTTGATAGGGGGGTATTTTTATGAAAATGAATGACAAGACGTATGACGTATTGAAATGGATTGCTACATATCTATTACCTGCTTTGGGAACTTTATATTTTGCTTTGGCACAAATATGGAATCTTCCATATGGCGAACAAGTTGTGGGATCAATAACCGCAATAGATACATTTCTGGGAGTTGTATTAGGTTTAAGTACGAGCCAATATAATAAACAGAAAGAGTCAGATAACTAGCAGTTTGATGTTATGCGACCGTATCAGAAATGAAAAAGTATAGGTTAAACATACACTATACATACATTTTTGATCTCAAAATGGCTTGAAACCTAACTTTATATGTTTCCGTAGAGGAAGCTGCAAAGGCCGGTAAGTTCTAATTTAAAGAACGGTATTTTAAAAGACACCATTTAGCAAATGCTAAATGGTGTCTTTTTGTA